GGGTAGACGTAACTTGCAGTAACCCTAAAACCAAGTGCGCCACCAACAGAAAAACCAATGTCATTGGAAGCGACCCGATACATCCCCGTGTTGTCATCGTCCAGAAAGGAGTAAGCGGGGTCAGCTTGCGTTCCGTCGCCAAACAGCATTTGAGCACTAGTGATTCTCAGACGTTCAGTAAAGCTCGTGGGTGGGTCGTCAGCGTCCGTCGATGTCGGCACACTGTAAAGCGACACAGACTGACCTGTCTCGCCTCCATTGGCCGCTAGGTGCAGCGCCCAGCCAGCCGTGCTCGAAGCACCCGCTCCCGAGATGTATCGCCAGTTGACTGCTTGAGTACGATCACCTGAACCGCCGTAGTAAAGGTTGCTTGTGATGTAAGTGTTTGCACTCCATCCCGTATGGCCGAAATGCCCGCTCGTTGTGTTGGTGGCGCGGAACGGTATGTTCCTTGCTTCAATGGCAGTGCTGTTCACATTAAGACGGACAGCCCCTGCGGTAGTGAGGGAGAGAGTTCCTACTGCATCTAAGAACATCCCCGTGTCTGGATCACTGATAAATGCGTACGACGGTGAACCGTTTGCTCCGTCTGCTGTGAGTAGCTGACTATCCGTAGCGTTCCACCGCAAATCGGAAGAATCAACATATAGCGCAGCGTCCCCGCCGGTATCCGGGGTCAACATCGGATAGTAGGTGCCTGTGGTCAGGCTGCTGCCTGCGAGCGTGACGCTATCAGAGGACACACTCGTCAGCCCAGAGCCGTTCCCTTCAAACCGTCCTGTACCAGTGATTGAGATGTCCAACCCCGTACCGGCCAGGTTGAGTCCAGTAGAGGAGTTGTACGTCAGGGCGACCGACCCTTCATATCCGTTACCGGAACCATTGGACACGAGCAATTCGTCGTTTCCAACCTCTGCGGTCAGCCCAGTGCCACCGCGAGTGACTCCAAGCGTCCCGCTTGTTATGTCTGCCGCGCTATGTTCATGGCCTACGTTCGCAACCTCGACCCATGTAGGTGCCCCATCTGTTGAGTTGTCGTCACGTTGGCCCAGCCAGAGTGTGTTGCCAAGCTCTAGGTACAGTCCTGCGTAACCGTTGTCAACGTCCCGTCTTCCCATCGTGAACCAGTAGCCGCGTGTCGCGCCGGAGGGGTTGCCCGTGGAGCTTCCCGCGTTAACAAAAACGTGAGTGCCAACACCTCTGTCCCAATCCGTCGCAGCTAGGGTGTCATAGCTCTGAGTAGTGACGCCGATGTCAGTTGTGTTAGGGAAAGTCCAGTTGCCAGTGATCGTCTCGTTAACGTTCGACTCAACGAAGTTGCCGGTATCAAACAACGACACTGGAATCTGTTCGAACGGAACCGCAAGAGCGTCCCCAGCGTCCCCTACGAGAAGCTCGTCCGCACCGACTAGTGTCTCGTCCACCCACTGAGGGGCTGCGTTAAAGAGGTTCTCGGCCCCTCCACCAGCGTACATGATTCCGGCGAGAACCGCAGAAGTCCCGGTGATTGTAAGTCCTGACGCGCTTCCCCCACCCTGTGTGCTCGCCTCGCCAACGGATGTAACGATAGCCGTCAGGTCGTTATTAAACGATGACAAGTTTACATCGCCGAACAAAATCCTCTTAGTGTCCGACCCGTCGAGGTGGAACGCGAGCGAGTCTGCTGTGGTCGGGCTGGTTGTAGTAGGTGAACCAAGGCTCACAATGTCGAGGTCGAGGCCATCGTTGTTCTGGAGCCCGCTGTCCGTTGCGAGGGTCAAAGAAACGACCGGCGTGGTTCCTGCTGTTACGTTGATCGGTGATGTTCCGGTCACACTAGTGACTACGGGATTACCACCTTGAGTTATGGTTCCATTTACTTTTAAATCTTCCCCTTCTATTACTATAGGATTATTTCCAGTTGCAATAGATCCAGACATGACCAACACATCTACCATTTCTGGGGTCCCGTCTTCATTTTCTACAGAAAATATTAATGCCGGAACATCTGTAGATAATTTTGCACCACGCATTCCAGCCTTTTTGCCAGACGACAGATCAATCGCGAAATGTGGGTCGTCGGCCGCTGTATTAGATTTAGTAGCAATATATTGCTCGACCGATGATGGATTTCCTAAAGTTAAATTATCAACATATAACGTTCCACCACTTTCATTAGTTAGTCTCATAGCGGTAGTAGCATTATCATCTGGATCACTAGATAGTAACCATTTATATTGATTTGTTCCACTGTTAGCTTCCCAAGCATATGCGGTAACGGTATTTTCGTTTACGTCATGATAATCATTTATATTGTCCAATGACCATATCTGTCTTTTTTCCAATGCATTGACAGATACAGCAACATCGCTAGCATAAGATCCACTTGGTGAATATAACGCCATTATTCAATCTCCTCTAACATAAATCTATATTTTTTACCAGATTTGTTGTTTATAATATATAAATATTCTTCGCCCTCTTGAATAGTCCAGTTACCGTGAGTTCCATCAACACTATTTGGGCTACTACTCTCATTTGATAAGTGAAAATCGGCGGTGTATATGTTGGCCCAACGAAGGGATGCTGACCCGAGGTCATGTGCCGCGTCAGTATTTGGACCAACATCACCCGAAACTTGTAATTTAAAGGAAGACGGGTCCGTAGTACCGATACCGACGTTGCCGGAACCACTTATTGACATTTTATTTGTTAAAGAACCATCGTTTGTTTGAAAATTTATACTATTAACATCACTTTTAAAAACAATTCTAGAACTTAAACTACTAACTGATTCAGCAAAAGCAATTGCACCATCAGCGGTACCGTCTGTAGCAAATATTATTCCTCTACCAGTACTACTATAATCACCTATTTGTACCGTGTCTAATGCCGTACCAGAATTATTTTGCCATTGACCAGCTAGTCCTATATTATTTCCTTCAACATTTAAATTACCACTAGCACTAACATACCCATCGACTAACAAGAATGTTGACCCGGCAGTATCCAATACGATAGAAGCGGCGGAGCTGGTTACGTGTAATGCGGGAGTTGTTCCCTTAACTTTTAATGTGGTTCCGTCATACGTTAGATTGGTTTCTGCATCTACCGCATCACTAGCACCCGTAGCGGTTATGACCCTATCATTGGAATTATTATTGATTGTTAATGAAGTTCCACCACCACCAGAACCACCAACAATACTAGTTTCACCTAGATTGAATATACTTTCTATTCCTTGTCCACGATCAAAATAAATACCATCATTTGATATTGCAATTGTTGGTAGAATGATTGAAGCACTTAAACTAGAAGTATATAGTTGTATATTTTCTGGCCACGAATCGCTCGGTGGCAGATCAGCATCTAGTAAACTAAACGCACCAACAAAATTAGTATTAATTATGGTATCGTCTAATGGACTAAAACTTGCAGTAAAATGTATAAAATTATCCACATTATCAGAATAATCTGGAATTTGATATTCAAATGTATAACCACTCTGGGTAACCCCGAAGATCATAGTATTAATTCCCTCTATCCACGGGTCATTCATATCGGCGGCCGATGGTAAATCATATAAAGAAAGATGAAATTCTACCACTTCACCAACGTTTGTTGTCCCGGCAGAAATACTTCCCATACTATGACCTTTAGTAAATTCGTTGGGTGTGGTGGTATTACCATACTCTATTACGGTAGCGAGGCCGGGGTTACTAGTAGATAATTGAGCGTCCTCTGGGTCTTCTCCCGGTCCAATCTTAATGCGGTTATCCGAACCAACAGTAACCAAACCAGCAAATTCCCCATCTAACGCATATAAACTACCACTAAAGTATCCAGATGAAGCGGAAATGTCTCCCAAAACATTTAATGTAGATCCGTCCCATAACAGATGGCCAGTGGAACCACTGAGCGATAACTTTGGTGCCGAGGCAGAACCAGATCCTATGAATATTCCTTTTTCTGCGTAGTCTTTAATTGGTTGTCCAATGGAAATGTATGGATTTTTACCCAATGGCCAATCTGAAGCTAGTGTTATTTGTGCATATTTGGTTGCATATTCGCCATCACCACCCAATGACTCAGTAACGCCGACATTTATAGTTCTATGAGTATAAATGTCCTGTGCAAGTAACATATCCGTTGCAACGGCTTTGAAAAATTCAAATTCTCTCCAATAACTACCCGAGTTAGACGAGGTTGGTGATGCCGAAGAAGCAGTTATGTTGCCTAATGATTCAGATTGTGGTGGATCTAAGATAAGATCGGGGTCTGTATTCGACCCAGACAAGAAATAATAATAAACACCATCAACAGAAACTACATCTCTACTAATTTCTGTATGTTTGAATACAAAATTTGGTCCAAGGGCGTCAAATTCACCAACATATAATATGCCGGGACCAGTTGAACCAGTTTGGCCCGGAGTTCCGGGAGCACCGTCTTGTCCATCAGAACCAAACTTTCCAATAGTATATGATTGAACCTTTACTTGAGTATAATCTCCTGTAGATCCACTAAAAAATCTGAATTCATAAGCAGTATTATCGAAACCTACGTCATTCCATGATGCAGAAATAACCGAAGAACCAGAACCGATTGTAAATGTTTGGAATCCGTTTTCAACAGAAGCAGATATACTACCACTGGCTAAATAGGTTGTCCCGCCTTGAGTTAATGAACCTGTAATAGTTGACGTTGTACCCACGGGGGCGATTCCAGCAGAATTCGATACATATGTTACTGGACCATCTAAAATAAGGTTTATGATTGGAGCATCTTGACCGGGCGAGCCGTCAATATTAATATTAAATGGTTGTGCACCGACTTGTGTATAATTTCCGACAGAACCACTAAAGAATTTAAAATTATATCCGATAGGTGTTCCATCTTTATCAGCAGTCAATTGCCAAGATGAAGACACACTTAACGATGAAGAACCAACAGCATTTACAGTAAGACCAGTTGTATCACTTGGGGTTATACTAGAACTAATTGTCGATAAAGTTGTTGCTGCCCTAATCAATGATCCTGTTATAGAGCTAGTTCCGGTGGGTAATATTCCAGCAGAACTAGAATTGAATGTGATTGCTCCACTAACTTCTAATATTGGTGTTATTCCGTCTTGACCATCGGTCAAATCTTCAACAGATACACTATCTGCAATATATCTACTACCAATAGCACCCGAACCAGTTAAATATCTAATTACAGCACGTTCAAATATATCATCAGCACTAGCGGTGTAATATGAAGATGCGCCGCCTGGGTCATCTGGTCCACTACCAGACAGTGGTAAATTTGAACCACTAAAAAACAATCCAAATTGTTCACCATCAAACGAACCAGAGGGTACATTTTCAATAATACTACCACTTGAACGTTGAGTTTGGAAAATTAATCTTTCTGGAGTAGTGGTTCCTTGTGCATTTGTTTTAAACTGTAAACCATCAAGAGGTGTTATGTAATAAACAAAAGAACTTTCGCCGTCGATGCCGTCGGTCAAATCTGTAACTGAAACGGTATCGACCAATACCGAAGCAGAATAAAATTGTAATTCTGCTCTATTTAGTATATCATCAGCACTAGCGGTATAAAATGCACTCGCGGGGCCGGGAGTGGGTCCACTACCAGAAACAGCTAATCCAGAACCACTATAAAATAGTCCGTACTCAGAACCGGAAGGTAAATCTTGAATCGCACTGCCAGTTGATCTTCTTGTAGCAAAATACAAGGCATCGGGCACCGTTAATCCATCTTTGTCGGTTTTAAATTCTGTACCATTTAACGTATCAATGTAGTAAATAACACCATCTTCACCAGCATTAGATTTAGTAAATGATTGTTTCTTTGAAAATTCTCTGGTTTCTGACCCACTAACAGCAGTGATCTTATATGTAATAGAAGCATTATTTTCTGCTGCTGGCATATTGTTTGGTGGGTTATCACCATATCTCAAATAAACACCAGTTGGAGTAGGAATTAAATCAGCATCAATATTATTTGTCGAAGTGACAGAAGCAGAAAATTCTCCCGTGGTCGGTGTAGTGGTTACTGGAGTGAAGTTGGTTGCTCCATATAATACTTCGATGTCAGTTCCGCCACCAACATAACCATCATTTACATTACCGTCATAGTCCGCAGAAAATGTGTGACTTTCATTTGATAATATAATCGTCCAGCCGTCAGTACCCGGCGTTATTCCAAAAAATTCATTGTTATCAAAAGCAACACCATTAGGACTTGTGGTAGCGGATTCAGTTACGTGAACTTCTATTATCTGCGCAGTATAATTGTCTAGTGGTGGTGTTATAAATGACGCAGTAACAAATTCATCAGAAGTTTGTGTCTTTTGTAATAGTGATCCGGTCCTATAAAAATTAAATTCGTAATCACCACCTTCTAAATTTTGTGTTTGTGCAGAAGCAGTTATAGATACTGGGGAAGGATCAACTCCAAATTCATCATAAACGATAGAATAATCACTTAATGTTAATTGAACCGTTCTAGAACCAGAACCATCACTGCCCGGAGCACCCTGTGTTGATTTAGAAAAAGATTGTACCTTAGTAAATAATGTAGTTACTGATCCAGTTACAGCAGCTATTCTAAATGTTACCGATCCCAAATCGGATGCAACTTCCATACCTTCTAGATCTGCAAATTCAACATAAGTTGGCTCACTGTCCGGTCCAAGTACCACAGAACCAGTTTTGTCTGGCTGATCTACACTACTAGATTGAAGTACGGATGCTGAAAAGTATCCGTTGGGCGGAGCCGATCCTGTCCACGGCAACAGATTATTTGCTCCATTTAATACTTCTATTTTCGTACCACTGCCGAGGAAACCGGCCGGGAATGGTACATTTCCGTCGTTATCTGCTGGTAATGTATGTGCGGTATTTGTTAATATGATTGACCAACCATCTTTACCGGGAGTCACCCCAACAAAATCTTCCACATCTCTAGCCACACCACCAGCAACAGATTCACTAACTTGAACTTCTACATTTTGCTGTTTGTAATCATCTAAATCTGGAGTTTCGAAAGAAGCAGTAACGAACAGTGATCCTGTCGTTATGGTAGATAAAAATGATCCAGTTCTATAAAAATTATATTCGTATGTACCACCCTCAAGATTTTGTGCTTGTGCGGAAGCAGTTATAGATGTTGGTGATGGAGTATTACCATATTGGTCATATACAACAGAATAATCAGAAAGGGTTATTTTTATTGCTCTAGCACCAACTCCATCTGAACCGGGAGCACCGGGCGTACCGTCTGTCGCGTCTTTAACTCTATTGAATCTATAAACGTCCGTTACATCACTAGCACTGACCGCTAATAATATTGAACTTGTTGGATCTGGGTTTAATGAAGCCGTTTGTTCACCGAATGCTGTGTGATATAATTCTATATTAAGATTGCCGTTACTTGCGGTATAGAATTGTGACGGTACTAGAACATTATCGTCATCACGAAACTCAAATGTTGGGGTATCAGTAATATTAGTTAATAGAACATCTATTGATGCGGTTTGTTCGGCTGGGATTGGGGTTCCATCGGAACCAAAAGAAAATAGTTGTCGATTTGATATAATTCTAATGGATTCACCACCACCTTTTGGTGGAATGACAATTAAATCACTTATAAATTCATCGGAGATATCACCAGCCCATCCAATAAATTCTATTTTGAATATGTAAGTGGTTCCTTTTAGGATAGTATCTTCTGCATAAACAACAATTTCGTCAGGATTGAATCCATATTCAACTGCTGGTGTAATTACAAAGTTACTAAAGTTCCAAAATCCACTTTCAACAATGAATCGTGGATAAACTACTCCATCTCTTGGTACGGTGAAATTGATTTGTCGTTCATATAATGATTTGTCATTGTCTCTGGTATTTATTTCGTCAACTAACAGGCCATATGTATTTTTTACACCATTTTGCGTAGCGATAATTACAGATGAACTATTTTTAGATTCAGCATCACTACCAATTCTGGTCATATATGCTTTTACTGACCCAGTATCCGCTGTTGAATACGTGGTAGAACTTGAAATGTAACTTGGATTGTATACAGCGTCATATTTTAATGTGTATTGAACATCTTGAAATAGTTGGAAAGACTCTTGTGTTCCAAAAAAGTAAGGAACAGCACTCTCTGTGTGGTCAGCATAGAATCCTTCTAATATTTCTTCAGAAGATGTGACCAATGTTCTGGGGGATGACAGCGATTCGCTATTTTCATAATCAGTAATGTCTAGTAAACCACCTTGCCAATTATTTTGTAATGTAGAATCTTCTAAAAATCTACCAATTGTTTGATTGCCTGTACTAGACCCAGTAATAAGAATATTTCTTTCGGTGGGTGCGAATTCGGTTAGTAGTTGCCACGCAGTAATTTCTGGGTTTGGTTCCTTAGCACTAATTCTAACCTTAGCAATTTCACCAGTTTGGGTAGTTGTGTAAGGAATTCTAAAGTTTAAAACCGACGAAAGAGCAGAGGTAACGTCAAATGTCTCTGTCGGATATTCAAAAATTACACTAGAAGTGATTTCTTCTTCAAGTCGCCTTTCTAAATTTCCACCCAAGCTATCTACTGTAACATTTCTTATGTACGAACCGGAACGAAGTATTGGATTTAAGAAATCATCACCGTTACTAAATTTAATTGACTTTTCGGTGATTGCTAATGTTTCATTTAGTGTCTTGAATAATGGTGTGTATACACTAGCGGTCACATAATCTAAAACAATACTTTGTGAATCTGGTACTAGTACATCGTTATCATATAAATTACTAACTTCTCTCTTATATAATGATCCGGTAAAATAACCATCTACATTAACATCATCAAAGAATGGTGTTGGTGACCCAGCATTATCTATCATCTTAATAGCATAACCATCAGATCTATGACCTTCAAAGTCATATTCCAATGATGCAGTATATATACTACTTGTTACGACCGTATCGGTTCTAGAAACAGTATTAAAATCTAGTCGTTCTACAGATAACCCATCTAAAATTCTAGCTGGAGAATTTGCTAGGATTAATTTGCTGGTATTTCTTCTAGTCGGATCAATGTCGATGGGAAACACCCAACGAATGTTAGGAGCTTGTTGTTGGTTGGCTGGAATCGGGCGCCCGTCTTCATAATTTGTTGCAGTTCCAACCACAACTAATTTTCCGGGCCCCTTTCTTGTTTTTTGGGTTATTTCAATAGAAGCTAATCTAGCGTTTCCTTCAGAATACCCTCCAACAATATTAGAAAATACAGATCTTCCGTTTCTATCAAGTACTTCGATAAAAATTTCACTGTTTTGTTTTAATAATTGAGTTCCACGAATTAAAAATCCATTCTTACCCGCATGAAAATTTGAATCTAGTCGGGATACTTCAAAATATTTTGAATATGAAACTGTATCTTCTATAAGAACAGGAACTTTTAATAAATTACGTTTAGTAATTCGTTTGGGAGTCCTAGCCATAAATACCCTAATTTGTCTGAATTCAGTATACTATAATAAGTATCCTCAATTCATCGTATTTATATGACTGTAACCGTTGACCTTTTTAATTTCAATAATGTTATCGACCATATCGCGGATATTGTCTAAGTGACTAATGACCACGACATAATCAAATTGAGCTTTAAGTAAGTCAAACATTAATTGCATACCATGTAAGTATTCAGTATCAAGACTACCCATACCCTCATCAATGATAAGAAAGTTTGACTTGGGTAGATTTGAAGCCTTTAACAGTGCGACACGAATAGCTAGACTACTAATAAACCGTTCCATCCCAGAACTATTCTCCAGTGGCCACGACCTTTCGTGGTCATACACAATACGACCGCCAAAATTCTTACCATCCACATCAAGTGCGATTGAGAATGGAACAATCTGTGATAGAATACTATTAATTTCGCCTTCGATCACTGGAATTGTTTTAGAGATAAGAGTATACGGAATGCCATCTTTACCAACAGCATCAAGATAGTATCGGTATGCTTCAAACTCTTGTTCTATCTTGGCGATCTCTTGTAGCTGATCCATGATATTTGACCGACTAGATTCATTAACCTTAAGATCAGAATGTAATTCCATCTTTTGATTGTTGAGGTCGATCATTTCTTTCTTAGAAACTTGTAACTGTTGTTTTAGTTTATCAATTCCTTCTTGAATTTCTTTATTTGTGACCAATGCATCTTCAAAGTCGGTCAGTTCTTCTAGTTTTTGATCAATACTTTCTTGTTCTGCTTTTATAGAAACAATTTGATTTTCATACTTATCTATATTGTTTTTACAAGAACGATGATCTAATTTGTGCTTTTCCAACAATTGCGTTGATTGTTTTGCTGTGAGGTAGAAACCATGATCTTCTTTCAAATCTTCAATAGCAATTTTGAATGCAGCAATTTGCATAGCAGATTGGGAAGATTTTTCGTTCAATTCTTCGACCAGTGAGTTGATTTCGCCAATTTTTTCTAATTTTGACTTATTATTTTCCACACACACTTCACAATCTGGATTATGATTGAATTGTGATATTTGTTCGATAGTTTGTAGTTTGTTATCAATGTTAGTTGATAGTAATGTGTAACTTTGTTCTTCTGTACTTAGCTCTCTTTCAATAAACAAATAACTATTGTATGACTCTTCTAAAGATTCTATATCAACAGATCCCAAAGTAGTTTCAAGTATTTCAGTTTTTGCTAAAATTTCTTCTTCTTCATTCTCTAAAACTTCTAGATTGTTTTGTATAACAGATAATTTCTTTTCATTTGAAGATTTGTTGGTATCTAATATATTTCTATTAGATAAATTAGCAGGAACGGTAATTTTCTTAGAAGTTAGATGTTCAATTTCTAATTGTTGTTCATCTTGCTCACGTTCTGCTTCTCTAATCTTACTTTCAACACCCAATAACAGTAAATTCAACTCTTCAATGTTATTTTGGTACGTAACCAACTGATCTGTGAAATCTTCACGACTAAATTTCTTTAATACACCCTGAAGCTGTTTACTTTCTTCATTAGCAACGCGTTCTAGTAGTTCAAAGATGATAAGTCCCATGAACTGGTTAAGTAGAACCTTTCGTTCACTATTTGATTTGTCAATGAATAATGAGTTGCCTGTTTGACCAGATAGTGTGGTTAGAATGAAATCTTCGTAAGTTCCAACGATTGCACGAATATTTGCGTTAGTAGAGAACCGATCTTCACCATTTAAAATAGTTTCTGTACCGTCATCGTTTTCTTTCCAGAATTTTACGTCAACTCTTACAGTTCCCTTCTTATTTTTCTTTCCTTTTCGATTTATGACATACGTTGTCCCATTGACTTCGAATTTTAGCTCACATTCAAACTTTTTCTTGCGAATGTTCATAATATGATCACCACGATACGCTCTTGGTGTCTTATCGAAGAGTGCAAAGATCAATGCTTCCATAGATGAACTCTTACCACTCGCATTTGGAGCAAAAATTCCGTAAGTTCCTTGCATATCAGTAAAATCTATAAAATTATCTTCACCGTAGGAAAATAAGTTAGAAAAACTGAATACTAATGGTTTCCAATGAATGTTTCTAGATTGGTCTGTGTAATTTATCAGCCCGTTCATCTTTTTATTGATCGAACAAGCAGATTCTACTAACTCTTCGGATACGGTTGGATAATTTGACGTAATCCATTCACTAATAAATTTATTTTGGAGATTTACGTTGGTTAGATCACCAATATCAAAGGTACTGACCGCATTTGAAGAAATATTTGGATTGAGTCTGCTTGGGTTAACCGATATGTCAATGATTCTATGAGTTTTCTTGATAACAGAAACAATTTTCTTTAGCTGTGAGTTCTCTACCGAAGAGAATACTCTAAGTCTTAGATTTTTTGGTAAATTGTCTGGTATGGAAAACTTGTTAAGGTCTTTCTTTTCGATGTCTAAAGTTACGTAGCCCGTATCATTTTTTAGTTCAACAAATTCATACTCACATTTTGGCAGTTCCCATACAACATAACCATGACCACCAATAGTTTCACCATGATTTTGTTGAATTAAACTACTGGCATAAACAACTTCTGGCTTATTCTGTGTTTTGTTTTGGTGTTGGAGAACTTGATGTTTATGAATGTCGCCAAGCATGACCACATCCAATCCATCGAAACGATTAACTTCAACGTGCCTAGAGCTAATTGTGTAGTTAGTATCGGTTTTTGCACCGTATACCGGACCATGATACATTCCAATGTTGGTTTTTCCGGTCATAGTCGATACATCGGGCCAATCTTCAGGATCTCCTATAACCGAAAAGAGTGCGAACTGTGTGTCGGCCATCTCATAGACACCGCTATCGGTTAGGTAAAACAGATTTGGATGATTTAAATTCTTTACGATGGGAGATAGGCTGTTCATCCTATGTGGATTCGACAGATTCAGATCATGGTTACCATCAAAAATAATTGTGGGAGCTATGTCTGCTAGATTCTTGAGAAAGTCCGAAGCAAGGTCGATCATTTCTGGAGACATATCTAACTTTGCGTGTAGAATATCACCAGCAACCACGATTGCCCCGTTTGATAGATCAATTTTCTTTAATTGACTATACAGTTGTTTAAATGCCTTTCTATATTCATCGTGTCTTTTGAAGAGACGAATGTGAACGTCGGCTAAATGAACTACTCTTTCTAATTTATCAAACGATACAAAAAGTTTTTTCATATATTACACCATTTCTAGTTTCGTTCCTACCACATCAGTAAATTTACTATGTACTGCGTTATTGATGTTGGACCAAGCAAGTTCGAAACCCATATCACTTGCGTCCTTGTTGGTTGGAACTACTAATTTAACATTAACATTAACCGATTTCAAGTAACTCTCAATCTTTAATGCTTCATTTTGTGCGTCTTTGTCTAACATAACATAAACCATTGGTGGCTTTTCTTTGACCAAGGTTTGTCGTAGTCTGTCGGACAGTAGCTTGCCCAGTAATGGGATAGAATTTCTACGAACAGCGATTGCGTCGAATATTCCTTCGACCAAAACAATCGGCATATTCCAATTGATTAAATTTTCAAAGATAATATTGTTTCTGGATGCTGGAGGGTTCTTGTACTTCATTCCCTCGTCATAATATGTTCTGGATACAAAGTAATTGACTTGATTATTTCTATCAAATGACGGAATGATGATTCTATTTTTGTATTGACCATCATCACAATACCCAATCTGGTACCGATAAATGTCCTCTAGAACGACGCCTCTGGACTTAAGGAACCGTATGGCGTTTAGATACTCGTATGACTTCTCTGTGACCCTCCAGAGGGGTTTATACTCCTTAGGCAAGGTAATCTTGACCGTGTATTCTTCTGGGTTTTGTTCGGGAGCATAAGTGGACTCTTCCTCACCAACGATGGAGTTGATCTCTTTTTTGGAATACCCTAATTTATATAACAATGAAGATATTTTCTTTCCACGTTCATTACAAATCCAGCACTTCCAATACCCGGCACGCTTACCAAAGTTAATCGAAAGTTTGGGTTTATGATGATAACAGAAAGGACAATGGAACAGACGCTCACCACTAGAGGTCTTTTTTGAGGTTCCAAGTATGTCTTCTAAAGAAAAAAGTATATTATCCATACAATAAATATATCAGCGTTCACCACATTTGTCAAGGAGTTCAAACAAATGTTCTGCTTCGAACGTTACATATAATTTAGAACGATTACGTTTGAAGAATAGAATGGGTGTGGAATCTTCTCTGGAGTTTTGTTCCGCTTGGTCTAACGCTGACCAGATGTTGAGCTTTTCTTGGTTTTTAGCTTCAACTGAGTATGGAAACAAATTACGGGCGGCCGGGGAGAGTTTAATGTCCTCTCCCGACTCACCCATAATAGCTCCACGAACATCGTCTGGATGCAATTGTGGAAAATTTTCTAGTATTAAGTCTCGTATGTGGTTCTGTAACCTACGACCTTTAGCTTTTGCGCTACTTGGCCTCATATAACCTCACTTATTTATCTTGATTTATTAATCACACCGGGAAGGTTTGGATTTTTTTCAATATATCTATTTTCTCTGTTGTATTCAGTGAATTGTTGATTGACCTTTCCTAATTCTACGACATATTGATCTTCCATGACATTTGGAAGAAATTCAGTTGCAGCCTTTCCAGCTTCTTTTAGATCCAATAAATTTGGAATGAATCCATTTGAATATGAATCAGTAACATCGAAATGATTAACTGCTTCTTCACCTTCACTCTGCTTTCTTGCTCTAACAACGTTGTCAGCATTACTTTCGTCATACCTTCTTAAAATGTCAGACATTTTGTTTCTCCTTTATTCGTCAAACTTAATTACAAAAGTTTGATCGGTATATTTCATTCTTGTTAATGGTGCGGATAACTTAGCTGTTGCAAGTAACTCATTTTGGTCATTGTATAAACCAATAGATGTTATGTACGGTTCGGCAGAACCACTGTTAATATAATTATTATATGTTTGTGTAGATCCAGAAATCACTGTAAATGACGACGGATTTAAAGTTATATTATACTCACTTGGTTTTATAGTACATATTACCGTATTTTCATAAATAGTCAAAGTAGAATTAAAAGTGGTAGTGACCACACCAGCATTAGCAATACCCATACCTGACCCAGATATGAAATTGCCCGTAGTTCCAGCATCTCGCTGGACGGTAGCTAGTCCACTTTCATAAAAAATTTTACCAACGGTGTCCCCGGTTCCATTTAGTTTTAAATTTCCATTACTATCGTCACTAATGAAATCACTGTCACCATCTATGTCAATTCTAAAACTACCCTTTTCTATTCTTTCACCGAAATATAATGAACCAATGTTCCAAACAAACATTGATGTATTTGGATAGAAATCATAAATGTCGGCTTCAAAGAACCAGTTTTTAACAGAATTGAAAAGTGGATAAGCATAGGAACCACTATTGGTTTGTGGTCCCAAATCACCTTCACCAGTTGGATAATTTGGATATACGGATAATGGATCTATTGCTAAATTAATATTAAATCCATCAATAAGCGAAGACCCAGAGGTCCATTCAATTGTGTAAGGAGTATGTACTAATATTTTTTCTCTAGTATGGCCTCCGCCAATCTCTTTGAAGACCGTCATTTAGAACCTCCCTAGAAGTCCAATCTCACACGAATTAATGCTTCCTTGGTTAGTGATTTCTCCAATGGGCGACTTAGCTTAGCAACAGCAAGTAGTTCATTTTGTTTATTATATAATCCAACAGTGGTAATAAACACCTTTGGGTCATACTCAAACTCTTCAATTTGAACCTTAGCGTCTGCTTCGTTAATCCATGTGGGATTGTTAGAAGTAGTAGCGTGATTGTTTCTAAGTCTGATAAAGAAATGTTGTGAAGAAATTGTTTCTGCAGAACGAGCTTGGAAATCTCCTCCAAGCACTAACGAACGATGTAATCCAATCCAATTGTATTGTTCAGTACCGTTTCCTGTAAGTGATCCAGTGTATGGTGATGCTGGAATACCAGTTGCATTGGTTACTGTATCGGCGGCGGTATCTGTATTTTCTGATTGTGCAGCAAAACCAACAGTATCAATAATAGCACTTGGGTTAAGAATCATTATACCTTTTTGTGGATAGAATGTTCCATATCCTTCACCATTAGCAGCGGTTGATCCTGCAATCGCACTTCCACTGACGCCTGAGATAGAACCAGAAACAATATTAAATGTATTGCCACTTTTAGCAAAACTTCTACGGGTTCCTAGTGCTTGTAAACTATCATCAATAAATGTGAATAGTCCATTTGATCCTGACAAGGTTATTTGGAAGTTGCCGGGATCAACAACACTTTTAAATCTTGCTCTAGAAATAGCAATAGCATAAATGTCTTCGGAAGTTACATTAGTACCTTGAAAAGAAAATAAACTATCTTCTGGGTCGTCAAGAAGAGCATTTTTAAACTGAAAATATACAGCCTTTGTAGATAACGTAGAGGTATCATCTTGTGTTAATGTGGGAGAGCCCGCACCAGATACGTGACCGTATGCTAATGAATATTGAACTTCGGCGGTTGAATCGGAGGCAGGGTCTTTATCAAAGACATTAACAAAATAACTAGCATTTGCTTTTGCTAATTGTGTAGTTGATGTAAAAAATGATGATAATGAACCTGTTTCTCCTGACCAAAGACCAGTGGTTACTTCAACATCACGGGTTACTATGTCTCGTGACTCAACTCCGTCTAGTGTTTCTGAACCAAATTTATGATATACTCCGTCGTGTGCCATATTTAATTACCTCTACTTATTAAGTTTGTCTTGGGTCAACAGTGAATGAAATGGTTTGTGTAACACCAGTATCTACACCTTGAATTCTAATCTTTGTTGTGATACTACTACGAACATCTTTAGCACGAACTGTAACCTCTGTTGAACCCTGTGTTGTTCTAATCAATGTTCCTGAGATATTCTTAGCACCGCCCGGAACAAACGCTGAAGTTAATGTTCCATCTGTTATGTTGGCTCTGGCCTGAACTGAGGCCAGCGCGATCGTTTCGTCAAAGTTACCCTCTAACGTAGCCGCGTCTTCATTGAACAATGTAATTACATAGTCTTCGCTTGACTCCGGCGGGGTCGGTGTGTAATTAGCTGTCTCCGGTGTAAACTTAAAGTTATCAGTTAGCGCTGCCGGACCCGTTGCAATGTTAATTGAATCTGCTAAAGTGAAGTCTTTCAAATAAGGCAAAGCACTCAAATTATCTGCGGTATAAAGTTTATAACGTAGAGCTTGTGTTTCGTCTGGGATTGCTTCTAAAACAGGCATACTCTCAATGATATTTGCATAATAATCTGTTCCTAATGGATGAGCAGTATTGTATAAACTATAATCTACTTCATCATCAGAAACCGCCCATTTGGTAATGTTAAAAAAATCACCTCCTTGACTAAGACGTTCTCTTCCTAGTTTTGTAAGAACAGCGTCAACTGTAATTACTGTATTATCTAAATATGCCATACTCAAATCTCCTAAGTTGTTCTAATATAAGTATTATGTATTACCACTTTAATCACAGTCAGCACATGGTTCTGGAGCGCCGACTGTTAATGTGTTTCCTTCAATATCAAATATTTCATATGGGAAACCGCCATCAGCAGATGTTGTCTTGGTATTTAACGTTCCCAAATACGTTCTTCTAAGACCACCTAAAGTTACGTCCCTACAAAACTTAAAATGTCTATGTGTGTATTCCAGTGGAATTTTGTTTTGCCAATCCACTGTTAGATCATCTACAACCGTTGTTTTTATTTGGTCACCGGAACCAGAAATATAAGCAGAACCCGTTGTATTAATTACTCTGACTAAATCTTGATAAATTTCTGAACGTCTTGTTACTAATTGCCAATTTCTATCTTGTTCTGGCGGATTTGTTGAAAGGACTGATGGATTTGATGGATATCCCGATCCAACAAAAGCAAATTGTCTTCCATTTTTAGAAAATAATTCTCCACTAGAACCAGTTAACCCGGGCGACTGTAAAGCCACATCACCCCTTCTGTACGATTGACCACTAGTCCAAGTACCCCTATCATTTGGACCACCATTTTCTAACATATAAGAAGAAGTTACTGAAACGTCTCTACGATTATCTACATAATATAATCCATATGGACTATTAAAGTACGTTGATGCTTCTCGTACATATGAAAATCTAGAGTTTGGGGGCAGGGACCAGATATCACAATGTGAACCAATTCCGACCAAGTTAACTTGAATGTTGCCAGTAATATTTTCTTTATATGTTCTTGGTAGAATTGCTTCTAAAGCACCAAACGAACTTGTGTTTCCAATCATGTCACCAAACACAAATTCTTCATGATTGGTTAATCTAGTAGTTCCTTCATAATAATCATAGCTACCTGTCATTGATAATAAATCAGTAGCATTAACTTCTGCGCCAAAGTTGTTTATACTATAACTCGAATCATTGTTATTAAACAATCCATATACTTCAGTTGACAATATCTGATCTGGATCTCCCCTAAGTGTACTTACATTAACATCGAAAGAATATACAGCATCACTTTCAAAATCTAACGAGCGACGGGAAGTTTCACCACTAAATTTAATATTTTCTCTATTATTGACCTTTGTTCTATTTAAAATATTTGGTCTAATGACAATTCCTTTTCTAACTCGTGATCTAGCAGGTAAAAATTCTTCTATTGAGTCGTAGAATAATTTTAAAAACTTATCAAAGAATCTAATAAATGCATTATGATCAATAGTTGGTGCTAGTTCACGAATAAATACCTCTTCTAAGTCATTTAATCCTGAGTAACTGTCCTTATTCGTATCTTGTGGGTCGCCTAAGTATTGACCAATATTAACATTACCAAATGAACGTATGATCTCTCTATCAATTCCATCAATCGGTGATATAGAAACGTCAATATCATTTGTAGCTACACTACTGGATAAGAATTTTTCGTAAATAGCAACAGTTGTGTCTTTACTACTCAATGACATGGTTGCTGGTGAATCTGGAGCAATTCTAATCATGTCGGTAGTGTTCGAAGTAGCACTAGCATCATATGATTGTTGAATCACAGTTCTAATATATCTTGTCGTATTGTATAGTGGGGATGTGCCTACTGGGAAATTACTACCACTTATGTTGGTCAAATCTAATGCAGCAGATTTGCTTACATATGGAGAGGTATTTGGTATATATCCATCACTAGTGACATCTGTTGGTAAGTTAAATGACAATCTAACATATAAATCTTCAAGAGAAGAAGTATAAGTATTACCAGCATATATGCCTGGATTTTCTGCAAATTCAATAAATTTAGTTTCAGTGATTTGATCACCAAACATTCTAAATTCATCAATGGATATATTACTATAATCAGCAGCATCACTTGAAGAAGCGGCCGGGATACCAATATATAATTCATCTAACCCTGACCAATCAGCGCTCATACTCATTTGAGTTTCTTGTAATGATTGCGTAAAGGTTGTATCTTCATTTTCTATTTTTCTAACATCTAGTATAGCACCACCAGCATTATATTTTAACTGTAATGATACAAAATTTTCATCAAACAAATCAAAATAACTACTAGTGACTAAGGCAGTTGATCCAGAAAGGAGATCAATTCTACCCGTGTTAGCATAATAGGTGTTTGTTAGTCCGTCTGGGTGGAATGTTGCTTGAATTGTATAGTCATTATCAAGTCTAAACACCGGCTGTGTTCTGTCGTCTAATAATGCAAATCTAGCTTGTATAGTTTGAGGTGATCGTAAACTAGAACTAAATGGAACAACTAAATAAGAACCACTTGGGACGGACAATGCAAAGTCTTGTTCGGTGGTTGTTACTTTTTTTGGTTCTAAACTAGTATATCTATTCGTTATACCTTCTCTGATCGTGATCAAATCTGGATTTATTCCAAAAACATTTAATAATGAATTGACCGATTGCTTAGTTCCTTTAGTTCTTAGTAAGAATGGTAAAGCGTGTAAGTATCGTTTATAATATTCACCAGCAATATCCTTATAAGGATCATTTGTATTATTGCCCGTTACGTAATTTACTAACTTTTCTACACTATTAATACTTGGTGCACTAACACCAAATGATTCGAGAACTTTTTTAGCCATGTCCGCAGAAATTTCTTCATCAATTTTAGGATATCGTGAGGATATGTTTTCTAAATTTGTAATATATGATTTCACGTTGTCAAAATGATGACCAATCATCTCAGTAAATTTTACAAAATCGCCAGAGAATTCATCTTCATTAATATACGTTGGAACATTTTGACTTAATATATTTGGATTATCAGTGTCATAGTCAGAAGCAATCACACTCATTGATGTGTACCAATTTGATGCGGAAGTGTGTGTGGTTGCTAGTGGTATGCCTAATATTTTTGGATAGGTGTAATCATCTTTTTGATATTCGATTGGTGAATAGTACTCGTCATTTGAACTACTATATTCTAATCCGGTTCTAAACCATAGTTCTTTTTCATATCCATCGAAGCTACGAATAAGTTCTTGAACTTTTATAGATGTATTAATACTAGTATTAACAAAATCTGTGGGAGGTGTTACTGAACTAGTTATCATATTATATACGTTAGATGATCCAGTTAAACTAGCATTACCACTACTATCAATAACCAGCTTCCCAAATACCGTTTCGTAATTACCTTGATTGGCAGAAGAAGCGGATATATTTAAACTTTCAATAAACACAGGAGCATCAATTATATATTGTTCTACTTGTTCTAATTTAGCTTTAAATACGTCTAATCTTTTTTGTGCAGAACCAAATGTAACAAAATTATTAAAATTTGAATAGTTTACATTAATGTCCATTCCAGAATTTTCGTTATATAAATTTTCTAAAATTCCATTAGTGACAAAGTTTTTATAATCACTATCACTTATATCAGCAACACCAGTAGCACCAGCTATTCCCGAAATTAATTCTTCGAGGGTGGCGGTTACTCTAGAATTTTTTCCAATTGGAACTTGAGTCGCTGGTCTAAGTTGTGGAATTAAGAATTCGTCAATGGTTAAGAATCGCATTTTTTCAAATACACTACTTAATGTTTCTCTAGAAACAAATGCACTTGTGTTTAATGGATATTGTGTGGTGTCTAGAGGTTCTGCTAACTTTAGTGCAATTTCTGGATAGCCGTTTATTGAAGTGTTATCAGCAGGATCATAAACAGCTTCACCATTAGGCGTGATACGATTAGGTAGTGGTTTCCAATTTAAAATTGGAATTTGTCTATCGTCACGAAGATTAAGTAATGTTTTGCCGACTCGCATATCGTCGTAATATAATTCAAATTTTGGATCGAACCTAGACAACAATACATCTCGCAATACACTACGCATATTAATAGTTACGTGTTCTTCAACCTCAATAGAAACATTAAATGGAATTGTTAATTGAGTAGATACTGTCGTTTGTAGTACAGGTTCTTCTGTTGGCTCTAGTGTAGTAGTAGTAGTAGTAGTAGTTTGTGTGGTATTAGTTTGACCACCAATAGGAGAACCAGAACTTTGGCCGGAATCGCCCGAAGTATCACGGGTGGGGTCTTCCCTATCAATTAGAGTTTCATCTCCACGTAATATGTCCTGTCCTTCACTATTCCTAAATGACATCTAGAAGGCTCCATTTCCGGTTGCTTCACCACTATCACTACTATATCCATCTGCGTTTATCAACACAAACGATGAACCATCATTCGGTTGTCTAATTGTCTGGGGATTAGTAGCAGCTACGGTTCTAAATTCATACTCACTAAATGTTTCGTTATTTGGTACTAACCCTATAGATATATATCTATTGCCATTAGCAATTGTTTCTGCCTTCAATAGTGTTCTTGATAGGTCATCGAATGGCTGTCCTTGGGAAACTCTTCTTGCGTATTCACCGGAATTTGATGGAACATAATTCCATTCACCATATTGTTTTGATTGACCGGGGTTATGTTCTACTTCTCTAAATTGTAAATATCCATCAATGAGAGGACTAATATCATTTTCATCAATTCTCATTCTGTATGTAAGTAATTGTGTTCCACGCGGTCCACTATAATCTGAACTACCTACGTTTAGGATTAGCCAATCAGATTTACCAAGAGATACAGGAATGCCGTCACTGTTTAGATAAGCAAAATCTTGTAAAGTAACATCACTAAAGTTTAAGGTGATTAATTGTGTATCGAATAAACTCAAATCAATTTCTTCTACTTCTGGGGTTAGAGTCTCACCATCTATTCCACCACCTCCATCACCTCCACTACCAACATCTCTCGTTAAATTGAATGTGGTCATCTGTGCGTCCAATTGTGAAGAAACTCTATTACCATTTTCAGTAGTTTCTTTTAAGATAGCATAATGTGTTAAATCTATTTTACCAACATTACTATCCATCTGACCAAGTATATTTAGTTGTTCGCCTGGCTGAATTGGACCATATCTTTGTGTTCCTAAATTAGATTCTGGTGACAATTCTATTCTGGTAGCACCCAATACTTCTATAGAACCGGGAACAACACCCGAAGCACCAACCTCAATATAATACTCTAACACATCGTCATCGGCGACTCTTGCACCAACTGTAGTACCATCAAAGAAAAATGTTCGTAAGAAAAGATTTGGTATATCAATTGTGCCGCCGAAGTTTTTGTCAACGAAGTTATTGAGTTCCTGTTCTCCCTCAAACATCCTAGTAATGTATCGGTTATCTGGTATTAATATTTCACCACTCGTTACATTCAATCTTTGAGTTGTTCCTAATAATTCATTTCCAAATCCGTCCAGATATCCATTTTTATTAAATGTAATGTCCCAATTATCATCAACATCACCAGCAGTACTGGTTCTATTGAATTCAAAAATATAAGAATTTGGTTTGTTGGTGTCATAACCAAATCCTCTTCTTACCGCCTGACTTCTTGGTTCTTGTCCTTCAAATCTAGGAACAAAAATGGCTCGATATAAATCTATCGTATTGGGAGTAGTTTCTTCAATTACGTTAGTTGGAACTATCTGTGATGCCCCAGTTTCATTATCTAAAAATAATTTTACTGCGATTTCTTTTTGTGTTTCTTCTAATGATTCAAATGAAATTCTGTTTGTATCTAAAGCAAATCTAAGACCAATAGTTAATTGAGTAGATGCTTTATTAACCAAAAGTTGTCTATTAAAAATGTGATTTGTAATATTACCATTCAATGTTTCTACGATAGATTTAACTATACGTACACTGAACGGGAACTGTTTTTCTATTCCTTGTTGTGTAAAATCTTCTAATTGTATTGTTTGGTTATTTAAATTGCTCCCATCCTGAGACTCAAATAGTATTTCAAATGTATCATTTGTTCCTTGTTTAGGAGGAAATGTTACAGTGATATTAGTATCACCCCCCTGTGGAACATACTCTATTTGATACGTTTCAATTACATCGCCTAAGGGCGCAATATACCCATCCGTATAAGTTTTTGTAAACTTACGAGTGTTGTTTGTTATATCTTGGCCAGAAGGCAAATGTAATATTTTTATACTCATTGGTTAACTATAAAGGGTACGGGTCCAGAATCATTTGTGTTCGTAGATACTAAATGATTCTGGACCACTTCGGATAGTATCACTTCTAATTGACTTTGAAATCTATTTTGTTGAATTCTATAGCGACGGCCGCCCGGCTTATCTGAATTTTGTTCATATCTCATCCAATCACCAATATCAAAATCTATATGTTTTATTAAATTTTCTACAAACTCAGAAAATGTGTATTGTATATAATTATCTACTGTTGATATTTTATTTAATTGGGATTCAGACATTTTGCTTAGTGTGTCCTCATATAATCCATCTACGTCATTAAAGTAAGTATTAATCAACTCTATAAAGTCGTCATAAAATATTGATGTAAATAAAAATTGTTCATAATCTCTAGAAATTCTTGCATTTAAATTAACTTCACCTGACCCATCTTGATTTGGGTTAGCGTGTAATACAATTTCAGTTTTTGACGGAGATATAGTTTTTATTCTCCAATTGATGTCATCATATGTTCCAACTTCGTCCGCGAAAAAATTAATAATAACATCATAAAATCCAGATGGAAGACCTTCTAAATATTTTACTTGTAAACTTTCTGGATTGCTGTAATCGTTTCCATTTCCCGGCTTCCAAATGTACAATTCTAATTTAAAATTTCCATCGTCTATAAATTGGCCAGTATCATCTAGATTATCACCACTAAGTACAACATATCCTTCACTAAGTGGAATAGAGGTAGAATAAATTAAAGTTTCGGTATCTGGAACATAAAAATGTAATTCTACAAACTCTCTGTCTTTGTCTAGACCATAATAATATTCAGATTCTTTTCGATTAATTACATATTCTTCGTCCACTAAAACGCGTTGTATTCTTTGACCAGATACTAATTTTGGGTCATTAATATTTTGTTTATAATTTATAGCCTTAGACATTATATTTCCTCAAAATTTACAGCAGTATATAAGTCATCGTATGTTCTTATAATAGTGGTGAACGTATTTGTTTGTACTTTAACTACCTGCGATTCTAGATTTCTTTTGCTAGTTCCCTTAACAATAATTCTTTTTACATTATTGGGGTATATTGCGTTTTCTGACAATGGATATGGAGAAAGCACCTCCAAGGTGGTTAATCGCAAGCGTTGCGCTCGGCCTATTCGTCCTCCCGCTATATCACTCATGTTACCTTAAACCTAAATGGCTTTGTTATCAAAATTTCACCATTTAAAGTAATTTTTAGTGTTAAGTCATAAAATCTATTTTTATAAAGTGGAGTAGTATCTAACAACACATATGACGCTACCGAATCACAATCAACGTGTGAATATTGATCAAATGGAACCACTGTAGTTCCTGACCCAGCATCAACAATACTAAATTGTGACCCAGAAGGTAAGTAATATTTGTTACGGAATCTAGAAGTATTTGTATATGTCTTAGAAGGATATTTATCTCTCACAGTAAAATATAATTTACTTTTTTCATTTTTTATATATCTATCTTTTAAATTTTTTGGCGACAATTCTACATCAAAATTTGTTAATGCCGACAATGATCCTGTATTAAAAGTTTGATTTAGCCAAGCTAATTCTAATCTGGGTTCGTGTACCGTGTGTGTTTGTCTGGAGAAAAATCTAATATTTCCTTCATTAGAAACTTCATCTTCTGAACTACCAGTAAAGAACATAATCAATCCGTAATTACTGGTCACTGATGATCCAGAAATCATCGGAGCAATTAAGTCAGTTACATTGATTCGTAATTCATCATTAGTTATGTCAGATACGGACTGACTAACCACAACATCTGTTAAATAATCACTTCCACTAACATTCCATGTAGATCCGCTCGTTTTAATTTTCCAAGTTACACCGTCATCGGACACAAAAGGTGTCTGCATCGAATACCCAGAACCTTCGTTCCAAGAACTTGATACTTTACACAAATATATGAATTCATCTTGATGTAATTTTTCTGCGTGAGCCACTGTTAGATTAAGAAACACTGAAGATTCTGTAGGGGCTCCTTGTAGATCAGTCAGATCAAATTGTATTAGTGAACGAACAGCTCCATTGATATATTCTCTATCACTTTTTAACTTACCAACTTCTAATATTTCATCATATCCAGTATTTAGTGTGCTGAATACTTCATAAATAGTAGCATCTTTTATTGGTTTTAAATATATTCTACTCATTGTAGTGCCGTCCCTACGATATCGTTTTCTGGATAACGTAACTCAAATATACATGGGTCAGCTGACGGGTATACAATATTATTACTTCTATTAGGTCCCGTAGCCGAAACGTCATAACTATATGGAGCATAATCTCTACCGTCACGTTGTTGATATTTGTTTACAATATCAATGTTAGTTACCGACTGTACTCCTTCTATCCTAGCAATTTGTAATAACACATCATCTACCAAAATTGGTTGATTTATATTCCAATCATCAATGTCAAAATATCTTGCAATCGAATCAGAACATTTAGCTAAAACTTCATATGAATTAAATCCTTTGTATGTTACAATAGTATAATTTACTCCTATGGAAACTCTAAATGCGTCTAAGATATTAATTCTATCGGTCATCATTCTATAACCTTTTAAGAATTTTTTTACATTTCTTTTTACTTCATCATTTAAAATAGTAAGTCTTCTGTCACTATCGTATCCTAACATATAAAGATTTACATTATTATTAACTGGGGAATCATCCACGTAATCAATGTCATCGTCAATACTAGGCGTTTCTCCAAATTCATCTTGAAACTTTCCAATATCACTAATTCCCGCATCATTGATAGCAAACGCTTTAGAAACAGCACCATATTTAGATGGCATTGATAATATACGTTTTTCGTAGTCAGTAGAAGTAACGATTCTTCCCTGAGCATTTACAAATCCTATAGCTGCTTGTCTAATTTGTTCGGTGGTTGGATTGTTTAATCCACCCGTAGCCGGTTCTTCATTAATTATTGTAATACTAGAAACCATTGTATTAAATGTTGCTAAATCACTTCCGTTTAATGTTCTAGTTTCATTCAAAGTAATTAAATTGTTAACCTTTGTAATTGTTCCCGAAGGGACGTTTGATCGCAACCCATTAGAAACTCTATAGTTAATTGTTAATGTGGTGTTTGCTGGAGCTAGACCAAATGAATCGCTGTTTGTAAAATTTAATGTGTCTAACGAAACATTGGTCATGTTCTGTAAGTACTGTTGGTCATACACCGATTTATAGTCTGGGTTTTCATATACATCACTTAGGTCACCAGTTCCCGAACCGAATACTAATTCAATTTTATTATTTCTATTTAGTCTGGTAATAAATCTACGATTAACTTTTACCGATTTTATTGTATATAGAGGAGCAGTTGATGATCCAAGAATATTCGTTACCACATCTTCAAAACGATAATCTTGAGACAAATTATCTACCTCATACCACGTATTTCCTTCCGCATCAACAACCGATACAATTTCTACTGCATTATCGTCTTGGATTTCAATTTTTAAAAATTTAGTTGGATTATTAACTATTCTTTCTAATGTTTTTTCTGTTGCCGATACCAATTTACATACTTTAGAAACTATATACGTAGAAGGTAAACTAGTTCCGCTGTCCAGTGAAAATGTCTGAACAGTTCTGTTTTCACTATCTCCAAAATCACAAATGTCTTGCGTTAAAAATGTTCCAGCATCAAATTGTGTTGTTGCTCCGAAAGATGATCCTGCTGATATTCTTGGTAAAAATCTAGTGTCTAAATTACCATCACTGTCAGCAGGAACAAGAACAGACAATACAGCCTTACAATGTGAGGGGGAAGTTAATCTTGGTTTAAATCCTAAACCCTGTGCAATTGCAACGATATTTTCTCTTTCTTCTGCATATGCTAATAAACTTTCTTTAAAGGAATTATCTGTATAATATGAAAGAACGTCACCAACATAAGAAGCCATATCAATAAAAATAGAACCAGGCGATGCATCGCTGAAATCTTGATAGGTATCTGGAAAATAGAACTTAGTAAAATCGACCAAATTTTTCTTAAACTCAGAATAATCTTTGTTTAAATACTTTACCTGTTTTTTATCTATTTGGTCATTGATAACGACCGCTGAAATTTTACTAATTGCCATTTAAAATCCTCAAATATTTATCAATACTTCGTCACTGAAGTTTGGATTTTCAGATAACCTGTACTTTACGTACATTTGAGCCCTATAATTGTTTATATCGTCGTCGGTTGGTTGAAAAACAAATTCTTCTAAGTTAAGATATGGCATCCACCGCTCAACCGCTTCTTCAACAGATTGTCTAGCATTTACAGAAAAATCACTATTATTAAAATCAAAAACTAATTTATGAATGTTACATCCAAATTCTGGATTATTAAATCTTTCGCCAGGAATTGTTAAAATCAAATTAATAAAATTACTTTTAACTTGTTCTAGAACAGTTTCGGATGTTTGAAAATATCCACCCGATCCCCGTTCTAGTGGTAATGTAAATCCCCTAGCCATTTACTAGATTCCCATTTTTTTCATTAATGAACCATAATCTTTATTCATGGCTTCGAGTACATCTTTATGTTTTTCTCCAACAGCACCCGCTTTAAATGACGCTGGTGGGGCAGCTGGGTTAACTAATACATTACTGGTATTAAATTGCATCGTATCCATTCCCATGTTTTGTTGGAACATTTCTCGTAACTGAGCACGCGTCATATCAGCTGCTGGTGATTGTGGTTTAATAGATTCAGTTTGTAGCTGCGGAGAAGATGTGGGCGATCCGCCCATAATAACATCAAACATTTCAGCCTTAACTTCTTTGATGATTTCGGCCTTTTGGTGTTCAACTTCTTTTCTAACAAATTCTCTAATTAATTTTGATAATTCTTTACTCGTCATAATAAAACTCCCATAGTTCCTTTATAAATAGTTTAGTCTCTTATTTTAACCAACTTACTTTTAATATCACGAACACTCAGTTTCGTTGGTGTTATTCTACCTAGAGTTATTTCTGATAGAGGTTTGTATGGAATAACAATTGTTCTAGCTAACTCTTCTATGTGATCTAAAATTTCATATAATACCGATTCTAGTTCATTATACTTAGCAACAGAATTTTTTTTCTCAACTGTTCCCAAAAATATTTGTCCACCCAAACTAGACACCGGATTTAAATAAATATCATTTCCCACATCAACAACCATATTTCTGTTACTGCCGAAAATAGTATCTCGTTCTGATGAAAGTATTACATCATTTTCTTTTGAATTTAAAACAATTCTACCACTGTTTAAAATTGCTTGATTTTCGGACAGAACAGTTTTACTATTTCCCGTTCTATCATCTATGGTTTGTGTGTAATCTATTATTCCCAATTCTTCTAATGTAAAAAAATTAGAAGAAAAATAAAAATTTATATCTTGATTTTCTGCCATAACAAAACACGAAGAATCTAAATTTACATCTTCTACAGTTAAAGCATATGGGGTGTCTTTCGTAGTATTTGAATTTTGTTTTTGACCAACCCTCATGATTAAAATGGCATCATTTTTACCACTATTTGTTGGTCCCAATACGGTTGTTCCAGTTTTTTCATTAACAATTGTATTTTGATTAAATGCGTCCTGCATTTGTGAAGAACCAAGTCGTATTGTAGACCCATAACGATTCTGAATTAGTATATCACCATCAAAACTTTTTAAATTCTTTACATTTAATTTTGGAACATAATTGTCATTAGTTAAATTTTCTTCAGGCACACCACCATCTGTTTGATTTAAAGAACCTTCTCTAGCTTGTTGTGATTGAACTGTTTTATTCTGTTGTGTTTTTGCAGCGTTAGAACGATTTACAATATTAGGAAATCCATTTAACTGCAATGTCTTATTTATATTAACTCTTCTTGAATAGAAATGAACACCCTGTATTTTTTGGACCATGACGGTTTCACCAATCAAGGGATATTCCATCACACCAACTTCTATCGGATATGCATAAAAAGAATTTTGTGGGGTAGTTGAGTGGCCACCATAATCAAGATATTTAAAACGAACCCTACCAACTTCAAATCCGTCTATTCCATAGTCGGAATGTTCTTCATTTATTACTACATCTATTACAGTAGCACTATTTGCATATAATCCAAATGATTTTAAATTTCCCGATACTGTGGGGTTCCAGAACAAATTACTCATACTAAGTTCTCAAATTAGATAATTCTTCTTCGACTTGTTTTGCCTCTTCTTGTAATTCATCAATTTCTATACTAATGTTGCTTAGTAGTTGACTTTTTTCTGCCTCAGTTAGTAGCATATCAGAACTAGATGATTTAGCTCCTATGGACATAGCACGTTGTGCTATCTGTGCAACACGAACAATGTGTTCATCGTTCTTAACATTGACCTCCATAAAATCTTTAATGATTGGAGAAATGACAGCAGCATCTTCTGGGGTTCTGATCATCTGAACTAGCTTGGTTATGTACGTATTGATCTGTATTCGTTTGCTGTCTGTGTTGTCATAGATATCCTTAAATACGTCTGATAAGGTTTTGTTATCAAATATAGGTTGTTCCATGATATATCTCCGTTTAATATAAATATCAACCAAGTGGATATTTAGAAATTCTTCCCGTGTGTTGAAAATATTTAAATTGAGTTTCTACTATGTTTCTAAAAGATTTGACTACCTTAGTTATATCGCTAGTTTTACAATCTGTGATATCTCGTATCATTAAATAGATTGCTTTTTTATTGTAATTTTCTATTTGATGTGATCTAGTTAATAACAACAAAATAGCATATGCAATTTCTAAATCTTTTTCTCTAGAAAATACAGTATGTAATTTACCGTCCCAATACTTAACGAATAGTTTGATAAATTCAACTCTTTCCGAATCGTGATATGTTTCGTGAGGATCTGTTATAAGAGTATCCTGAACAGAATAGCTCTCGTCGGTCGTATCAGAAAGATAAACCGTTCTCTTTTCTTCTTTATATCTTTTATTATTTTGAAGAATAAGATAATTTTTAGCTACAACCGAAAAATAACTGAAAGACTTACCTTTGTCTTCAGTAAAATTTGGGAGCTTTAAAATTAAATAAGATGTAACTTCATTTTTAACATCTTCAAAAGTTCCATCCATATAGGGAAACTTAAATCTATTAATAACGTTTTCTGCCAATTTATCTAATGGCTTATATACATTATCTCTAAATATTTTTTCTCTGAGTAATTCGTCTTCTTCTTTATTGTAAGCTATAATAGCTTCTTGAGTTTCATTCGTCCAATAAAGATTCTTCTTTCTCCGTCTCTTCCGTGTCATATATTAACTTCCTTAACTCGCTGGTGATTTCAATTAGTTGTTCGAATACTTGACCAACTTCGTCATCCTTTTCAAACATTTCCCTACTATCTAATTTACGAGCAGTGGCTAAAATATTACTAGCTTCTTCATAAAACCATTGTATACGACCTTCATATTCATCTACTAAATCTTCATAGTTTTCAATATTACGCACTGTAACAAATGCGGAATAAAGCAAAAGAATATTACCCAAAACCGAAATAACCAGCAACGCCACTACCATATCATAGATCCTCTAAATTTAATTCGTAATCTGCAAATCTTGTCATATACCTTTGAATTGTCATTCCATTTGAATCTGTGGTTCCTACATTATTCTCTAGGAACCTCTTCATTCCTCTAGCACCAGCAAAATGTGCTCCTGCTAGAATGGACGATGGTGTAAGGTATACCCCATTGTGGGTTGTGTATCCATACACCAAAATATGATGTTGTAAACTTGTGTAATTGTCCCGTAAATACAGAACCATCGCACTGTCTTGTAACTGTGGACTATTCAAGAATTCTTCTCTTGAAACTTCATAACCCAAATGTCTCAAAGTTCTAGGACTAAACTGATACTTTCCCATAAACCCAAAACGATTAACCACATCATAACGATTGTTGCTTTCTAAGCTACCGATAGCATCCATCAATTCTTGTAACTCATGAACCTTTTTTGGTGGTTCACTTACCACTATCTCTTCTATCTCAACGATAGGTATTTCTTCTATGTTTTCTACTTCATTATTACCATTTTTAAAACTACTCATTAATACTACCAACAAAATGCTTAACATAAGCCTAATCTTCATTAGTACTCCTTGTCAAGTGAAACAATTATAACAGGTGTGGCGTTGCCTCTCGTAAACCATTGGTAGTGACCGAAACAAAATTTCCATTGATATACATCTCATCAATTGTTTCAGCACCAACATAACTCATGGCAGAGCGAACTCCGTCCATTATTTCCCTAATCACGGATTCAACATTACCCTTATAGGGTACTGTAGTAGCTGTTCCTTCAATATTTTCTAAGGTACTAGAAGATAATGTTTTCTGAACATCACTTGCTGATCCGTGGTAAACTTTCATTCTCTGTCTTTTTCCATAATTACCAAAATACAAAAACTCGCCGGGGGTTTCGTCTGTTCCAGAGATCATTGATCCAAGGATTACCGATGATGCACCCGCTGTAATCGCTTTGGCGACATCGCCTGGGGCACGGACACCACCACATGATATAATGGGTGTATTAGCTACTATAGAGGTTTCATGGAGACATGAAATTTGGGGAATGCCTACTCCTGTCCTAATGCGTGTTTCACACACTGAACCCCCACCTATCCCAACACGAAGTGCGTTAGCTCCCCAATACTCTAAATCTTCTACAGCCTTGGCGGTTGCTATGTTTCCTGCAATTACATCGAACTCCATATTAAGCGACGTTCTCAGCATCTTCAATTCTTCAAGAGTCTGTCGCGTTGATAAATGATGACCGTGTGCTATATCTATGACCAGAACATTAGCACCGGCTTCGACCAGTGCTCTTGCTCTATACATATCCTGTTCTTTAGCTCCAATAGCAGCTGCGATAACTGGATTTGTGTACCTATAACTAGTCCATTCGGTTCCCATAGATATGAGTTCTTCTTGTTTAGACTTTACTTTACTAACAATATCTACCTGTTCTTCTATAGTATTAAATCTATGAATGATTCCAACACCACCCAATCTCCACATTTCAAACGCCATATCATATTCACAAATGGAAGCCATTGGTGAGGCGATTAATGGAATATCAATGTGATAATTTTCCGTAAATAATGTACTGGTATCACAATTAGAACGTGAAGCTACTTCACTGTACTGTGGTATGATTTGTACATCATCGAACGTAAGAGCTTGATTAATGTTAGATAGTTTCGTATAGGGCATTTTGCTCTCGCTGTCTTTTAATTTCTTTGATATGATAAAGCGCCCATTCTTTTTCTTTAGGTAATGTGGTAAATGATGCGTGACCAGTAATCATCTCATGTACTTTATTTTTCCACACAATCTGCGGTTTATTTTGGAATATTCTAGTTTGATAGTCCGGCCACATTACCCAGCCCATTTCATTAACTGTCCAATTCCATTTACTAACATCTTCCTGAGTTAATCCATTTACAATATTAATTCTAGGTACAGCAATCAAATCAACATCCGTATTATATTCTAATAGAGTATGTAAATTTGTTGATAGATAATCTGACATATATTCATCAGCATCAATCTGAAAAATCCATTTATTGCTACATTGTTCTTTTCCAAAGTTTTTATGTTCAGCAAAATTTTCATTTAGGTGATGAGAATAAATGTGTATGTCAATATCACTATTTTCTTGTTTAAAATTTTCTAACAAAGAAAGAGTTGGATATTCAGAAAAGTCTGATAGAAATATAATTTCATCTTCAAGACCAACTGTATTTTTTAGTTGGTCTAATAGCTTAGGAATATATTCCTCTTCGTCTTTAACCGTAATAAGAAAACTAATCATAGATTCTTCCTGTAATTGAATAAAGCAAGTTCTTTGGCTTTTGCCTCTAGGTCAACGTCAACGTCGAAACCATAGTCATTAATAGGATTATACACATAGTCAGCGTGTGCTGTAATACGTGCTGTGTCGTCTTCGTGATCACGACGAGAATCGGAATAATGAAACAATGGAGTATGATCACCCCACGTTTCGTATGCCATAAGAAAAGCATCTTGTTCGTCAACACCGTCGCTATGTAAACTATGATGAAAGTAATCGAAGGTGATTGGTGTGTCAAGTATGTCACATAATTGACGAACGGAATATAGAGATTGTTTGTCGTCATTTTCGACAACAAACCTAGAACGAGCAGAATCGGATAGACGATCTATGGACCGTAGAAATCTAGTTATGGTAGCGCTACGGTCAGAGCCTACAGATCCAATATGTACGTTGATAGGATATCGGTGAGACTTGTCAAGATCCATTAAGTCAAAGATTTCAGCGTGATGATTGACATTATCAATTGAATTGTCAATAACGTGTGGCTTTTCGGAACCTAACTTAATAAAGTGACTAGGATGAAAAGAAACGCGGATACCAGATAGTTTGATTAGCTGCCCTATCTCTCGTAATTTATTAATTATCTTGTCGTTGTCTGGCAGGTCTTCTATCTGGTATTCGCTTTCCCAAGGAAACAAATCGGACGTAATACGATATAACTTTACGCCATTTTGTATATTCCATCTAATAATTTTATGTAAATCTTTAACATTTTCAAGAGCCAATTCAGAAGCATAGTTAATACCTTTAGCTTTGAATGTACGTTGAATCATGCTACGAGAAGTACGAATACCTTTGCTAGCAAGAGTCAAATTTATACAACAATAACCTAAATTCATATTATTATGGATCTCTGGATAGTCCCCAATTATTACGAGTTTTTATAGGGGGTTGGAAGTCTAATTCTTGTTTACTCTCTAAATCTAACATCTCTGCCCCCTCTTTGTCAAGGGTTTCTTCTTCTTCTGTTACAGTTTTGTCTGGATAATTGGAGACAGATTGTTCGGTTTCATCCACAAGATTGTGGGATGAAATTTCATCTACAAGAATTTCTATAGTTTCTTCTTTAGTAGATCCTTCCCGTTCCTCTCTAGGAGATTTATTTTCTTCTACTTCTTTATATATTTCATATTTTTTATTTTCATCTTTGACCACTTTTTTCATCAATGCAAGTCGGTTATATCCAACAACTAATGCGACTGCTAATGGGTCAAAAACAAAGACAATCAATAGTGCGAATACATTGACGACGCTATCCATTGACCAACCTGTCAAGTTAGACAAGTACCGTAATGGACCAATTTCAGCAGCTACTTCATTGTTTGCTTCTAATTCAATTTTCTGAATATCTAGTGATGTAACGCTGTCGGTTGCTTCTTCAATTTTTAATGATACATCTTCACGTTCGCTTACAGCAATATTTAACTGTTCTTGAATTACATTTCTAGTTGCCATTGAAGTACTGGTGACCAGCTGTCCTGTTTCTTGATCGACATATTGAATTGTATTGTTGGTTAGTCCTTCAGTTAGTTGTTGAATCGTTTCACTAACTCTAGTACGTTCACCAATATATAAATCCAATTGTTCTTGGTATCTTTCTTTTCGTAACTCAAGAACGTTAGCACGTTGTTCTACAATACTAAGTTGATCTGCGGTGGTTTGGTAAGCCGCAGTAAGAAACCCATAGATACCCGCTGATGTAATTACAATTAAAACACAGGTGGCTAATATATAGTAAAACCGTAACAGAACCGTTAAGTCTTTCCAATGTCTGGTCAAGAACGAAGCAGTAACTAATTTACCTGCTTCTAGACTTGAAGCCATAATTACTACAGGCATAAATGCGCCTGCAAATAAACTTCCTAATCCTGAAATAGAAAAGAAAGCGGCAACAGTAGCAATAACCATTGACGCTAATAATACTAAATACTTAAACATATTTTACCCCAAAAAGTGTGGGGAAACGATTATTCGTGGTTTGCCTGTTAATTGTTTATTATATTCATCTATTTTTTCTTGTACATCAAATTGTACTTCACCACTAGGCATTGATTTAAACGTATCAACGATAGTTTTCATATCTTCATGAATATCTCTGCCGGGTCGTTCCCATGACAACATAACATATTGTAACTCTGTACGTTCGCCTGATCGTAATTGTTCAATTATTGAAGGAGATATATATATTTCTTCATAATCTCCAAAATAATGTGTTGCGAATTGTAATCCCTCCATTTCTTCTATAGGAGTGATCTTAACAGCAGTGTTATCCCACATTACCTTGGTCCGATTTTAAGAAACTGGTCATGAACAAAAAGGTGTTCTGGCTCTCCTAACAATTCTACCTGTTCAAAATCTTCGCCGGGAAAAACAAATTCTACAATGTAAGCCTTTCCCTTTTTCAAAAGACTCTGTGCAAATGCACCGTGTTCTCTATGTATCATAGATGGTCCGGTGAAAAGTACTTCGTCACCTTTTTTAATTCCGTTTCTAGTTAAAATTGGTTCGTTCATGAATCCTCCGGTAAGATAATATTGATTTTTATCTCATGTAATTGTTTACTAAGTTCTAATTTAACATCTTTGACATCCAATGTCAAGTCATCTACAATTACTGTTTCTGTATATTCTACATCATCTATAAATACCCTAGCAGTAATTTTTTTCTTTTTCTTTTTCTTATGTGATGTATCCCATGCATTCCACGGTTCAAATGGACCTCCCCCCGGTCCACCGCCAGACCCACCGACCTCAATTATTTCTTCTTCGATGGTTGCAGTAACAAATCCATCGGTAATTAAATTGAGCGGATCACCACTAATTAACCCCATAGTAAGAATGTTTAGGGGATCTATTACATATGTAATGGTTGCCATTTACTAGAGCCTTTGAGCAGTATACTCCGAACCCGCTACCGAGATAGACTGTGATATTTCTGGACCAGCGGCTCTGGATGTTGGTGAGACGACCAGAGGTCTTGTGGGGTCCAATCCAAGTAATCTGTATACCTCTAGTAACATATTCTCCTGTGAAGTCGTGAGAGACGCTGTGACGACTGTATTGGGGTCTAGCGAAGCGGTAACGGTTGTTCCCGGTACGAGAGAAGCGGTAACAACAGTGCCGGGATCTAGTGTTACTGAAGCGGTCACAAATGTTTCAGTAATAGTTCGTGTAGCACGACTAGAAACGGTTGACCTAATAAGTCTTGTGTTTGGGTCAGGAGATTGAAAGATATTACCACCGGCTTCATCGAACAGGTTGCCTGTAATATTAATATCGTCGGGTAAGTTATCTTTTGGTGGTACTAGTTTCCATCCATTAATCAAGAAAAAATACCCATCTAGAAATGTTCCACCACCAAGTGGGTCACCACCAGCTCCACGCAGAGCAGGAGGAAACTTAGAATTAACATGAGCCAATGTCTCTTTTCCAACCAATACCCATTCTTTCCAAGCACTATAGATATCACGTTTTACATCAATTTCTGTTATTTCATCAACGATGTAAATTAATTTGTTTGGGCCGTCAAAGATTACCTTGTTGTATAATCCCCAGTAGTCCCACTGGTTGTAAAACATTGGGAGCATAGCCATATCACTGTATACGCTCTTTCCAAGTCATATTCCATCTTGTTCTAACATCATACGCTTTTTCATTTAAGACCCTAACCATAAATGTCCATG